AAGTCTGAAGAGTACATGAAAATAGCTTTAGAGCGTGAAGCTGAGAAGCTTAAAGTATTAGGCTTAAAAAATAGATTTAATAAAGGTCATATCCCAGCAAATTTTGGACAAAAAATGTCCAATGAACTACGTGAGAAATGTAAAGTAACTTTCTTTAAAGCTGGACATGAGCCGCATAATACTAAATACGATGGCTACGAGAGGCTCGATCCTAAAGATGGATATATCCAGGTGAGAATAAAAAAAGGCAAATTTGTATTAAAACATCGTTATGTATGGGAACAGCATAACGGTCCAATACCTAAAGGTAAAATCATAATCTTTAAAGACTCTAACAAGTATAATTTAAGTATTGATAATCTTCAGATGATTACAACTAAAGAAAATATGGAGCGCAACAGGGTAACTAAATACCCACTAGAACTACAACATTTAATTAAATTAAATAACAAACTAAAAACTAAACTACATGAGAAACAAGATTGAAGATTTACGTAATCACTTATTTGCAACTATTGAAGCACTTATGGATGATGAGAAACCACTAGACATTGATAGAGCAAAGGCTGTAGCTGATGTAGCACAGGTGATAATTAACTCCGCAAAAGTAGAGATTGACTTTATTAATAAGGTCGGTGGCACTGGTACTAACTTTATACCAGGTGAACCTAAATTACTTACAAAATAAATTCTTAATATTGTGATTCTATGCGTGAATCACAAATCCAATCTCAGATCATCCATTGGCTAGAAAAGGAAGGATGGTTAGTAGTTAAGATTATACAAACCAATAAGAATGGATGGCCCGACCTTCAGATACATAAACTAGGCGTTACCATTTTTATAGAAGTAAAGTCTGAGAAAGGAGTAGTATCTGAACTACAGCACTATCGACATAAACAATTAATAGAAGCAGGCTTTTTTATCTTCATAACCAAATCACTCAAAGACTTACAACATGAATTTATTACAATCAGCGAAAAACTACGCCAACAAAGGCTTATCGGTAATCTCAACTGATAACTCCAAGACATCCATATTTGCTTGGAAAAAGTACCAAACAAAAATACCTACTGATCAGGAACTAGAGCAAATGTTCAATACTCCAAAAGCTAAAGGCATAGCCGTTATATGCGGTGCCGTTAGTGGTAATCTTGAAGTGATTGACGTGGACTGCAAGTATGGTATTAAATGGGAAGAGTATGAAGCAAAAATATTAGACGCTCACCCTGAGCTTTATGGACGGCTAAAAATCATCCGCACTGTGTCTAATGGCTATCACATCTATTATAAGTGTGAGGTTATAGAAGGCAACCAAAAGCTCGCAGAAAGGCCAGCTACTGAAGATGAGAAATTTATTAATCCAAACGTAAAACAATTCGTACTTATTGAGACTAGAGGTGAGGCAGGTTATGTCATAGCTCCGCCATCTGAAGGGTATCAGCCATTGGATAGTAATGATATACCCATCATAACGATTGAAGAGCGTGATTTATTGCTCAGCATTGCTAGAAGTTTTACCCAACTTATTGAGAATATTAAACAACCAGTGATGCCTACTAATGGTAGTAATCTATCAGTATGGGATGATTATAACCTGCGTGGTGATATTATTGTCTTACTAAAAAAACATGGATGGAGTGTAGTTCGTGAAGATAATGAAAGATTTTATCTGCTGCGTCCAGGACAAACATCAAGTGTAACATCTGCCGTTATCTTTAAGGACAAGCGTATCTTTTACCCTCATACCACATCTACGACATTTCATAATAAAGGTTATAACCCTTTCGCTCTTTATACTCATCTGGAGTGTAATGGTGATTACAAAAAAGCTTGCAGACAATTATCTGAGATATATGGGACGAATAATGATGATGGCTGGTTTTGGAATAATACACAGCGTGGCATTGTTATAGTAAGATACAAGCTTCAGGAGTGGCTACATGATAACTTTGTACAGTTATACTTTCACAATGAAAAGTCAGGAGCATATCGCCTAGTACATACTGATAATAAAAAAATATCTGAGGTATATGCCGAAGACATTAAGAAATTCGTAAAGAAACAACTAGTTAAACATAATCATCTTGATGTTATGGAGCAAGTAATGAAACACACTACAAGCCTATTTACAGAGTCTTTTTTTGAGTATATTGATAAGGCCGAAGTTAACATCCTACACGATAAGCAAAAGATGTGCTACTTTCCATTTAAAAATAATATTATCACTATCACTAAGGATAGCATCGACACTATTAATTATGGTAGCATAGATGAATACATCTGGGAATCGCAGATTATTGACAGAGATGTCAAGATTAATCCTGACTTTGAGCATAAATCCTGTGTATTCTTTAACTTCCTATGTAAGATTTCTGCTGATGATCCACAGCGCGTACATTATGCTATGACTCTTATAGGTTATATCCTACATAGCTATAAGGATCCGTCCAAACCATTCGCTCCCATACTTGCTGAAGAGACAGATGATGAGAGTAAGGGTGGTGGTACCGGTAAAGGTCTTTTTTTTCAAGCCATAGGTAAACTTATTCCAATCGTAAGAATAGACGGTAAGAACTTTAAGCCTGATAAGACCTTCGCCTTTCAGCGCGTAACACTAGGGACTAAATTAGTGATTATTGAGGACTGTCCAAAAAATGTAGATTTTGAGAAGTATTATCCGACTATTACAGAGGGTATAACTATTGAAAAGAAGAACCAAGACGAGCTATTTTTAAACTTTGCAGAATCACCTAAAATAGCCTTTACAACTAATTATACTATAAGTAATAACTCTGAACATAGTAGGAGGAGACAAAGAGTACTAGAATTTGCTCCTTTTTTTAATAGTAAATATACTCCATTAGATCATTTTGGGCATAAGTTCTTTGATGACTGGGATCAGGATGAGTGGTCTAAGTTCTACAACTTTATGTTCATATGTGTACAGTCATATCTTGACAATGGGATAGTCCAGGTGGATAACTCAGAAAAGCTTAAACGTAAGCAAATAAAACAGCAGTTTACAGAGGAGTTTTTGGACTACTATGATGACATAGAATCAGGCAGATTAGTATCAGTTACTGATGAGTGGAAATCATACCTAAATAGCAACGAATTAGACAAAAAAGATTACTCCCTAAAAAGATTTAAGAAAGGGTTAGTGATTGCATCAGATGTGTTAGGAAATGAATTTATTGATGAGAAAAACTGGCAACATAATAACATTAAGATGTTTAAGATAACAAAAAAAAGTAATAATATAGCTAATTCACTAACGGATAATACGGATTTGTTTTAGCTACTAACGCATTTTTAAAAAATAGGTTAGTGAAATATGCTATGAGTACCAATAAGTTACAAAATCCCTAACGTATCTAACCTATTTTAGTAATTTTTATAACTTTAGTAATTAATTAATAATATATAATAGAAACATGAAAAAATCCGTTAAATCCGTTAGTGCGTACCAAACCCCTCTTTGGTATGGAAAACCTAAGTATCATTACAAGGTTTTTAAGAACAATATATTGTTCTATTCCTGCACTTCTATAGCTAAGAATCAGATAGAAATTTTACAGGCTATTGTTGAGCGATTTAAAGGCGATTCTAGCACTTATAAAATCTATTGCAATGGAACATTAACAGAGGTAGTTAATAAGGGCGTAAAAAGTAAGGCAGGTAGAAAAAAGAAGTATCATTGGAGTAACCCATCATAGTAGCCTCCAAACTTTATTCGAAGTATTTTATCCAGAGCGATATCATCCTCCAGTACAGATCTTGCAAATGTAGATACAGCATAATCAGCATATTGCTCATGGGTTAACTTTTTAAATTTACGTCCTACCATAAAACCTATCACGCAGGCTGATCCATAGGAATTATACAGATATACAGGAAGTCTAGGACCTGAATTAGAATAGAAGTCTATTGATGGAGGTTGAATGGTATCTCTTATTGCATACACCTGCTTAACAGGAGTTGAATCCCTATACTCAGCCTTTCTAATTGTCTTCATAGGCATAGGCAGATTTAGTATCTTATTCCTTATCCGCATCTCAGGCTCTGTTAACAGCGCAAATGGCTTCACTACTACCGGGATGTAAAGAGGGATGTTTACCAGGTCATTATAAAATATGGATGCAGTATCATCACATTTGTAAGTGTTAACAATAACCGGTGCTATCCTGTAGTCATACATAGACATGGGAGCATTTACGTTTACAATCTGATTCTCTAGCTCCCGCTGATAGAATCTATACTCATCGATGTTATCGTAGTACTGCAAGTAGGTGATGTCCTTATAGTCCTTATTAGGCTTACCTGTGGTAAATTTATCTGGAGGCATATTTCTTAATTCTCTCCTGATTATATTGAACATCTTACGAGCTTCTTTCAGATCCTCAAAGACTTCCATATTATCTGACTTACCTTCTAGCTTTGTGGTATTGGTGAGGTGGTATAGCTTGTTGCTGTCGTAGAACTGGACTACCCTGATGGCATTGTTATAAAGAGTGAGGCTATCCTCCTCACTTGGGCATTCAGCAGAATTACCAAAGACATCTTTGCATTGCGCGGATAGGCAAAGACTGCATAGCAGCAGTATGCTTGTTAGTAGGTTTTTCATAGGATGTAACAAAGATACAGTAAGGCTTTCAGAGTTATTCGTGGTCGTTATTGGAAAATTTTATACTAAATAATGTAATTAGTGGAAAATTTTATACTAATTAATGTAGTTAGTAGAAAATGAGTATCTTTATATCGAATATTCAATTTAAATCAATGGCAGGTAAAGGAGGCGCTAGATTAGGCGCAGGACGTAAATCAAGGGCAGAGGAGTTAGGTATATGCTCAATAGCTATACAGGCTATTACTGATCACTATGGCTCTCTTTTAGATGGCTTTAAAGCATTACTTCAGACTGATGAGCCATCATTAGTTAAGTTCGTATGGGAACACGCAGCAGGCAAGCCTAGAGAAAAGTTCGACATAGAGATAGATGCTGATGTGCAGCACGTTCAGATAATCAGACTACCTGACAATGGACGGGATGGCTACGACATAGATAACGAGTTACCTTCATCTAATTGAGTCAAGACATAACATACATTGAGCCACAGGTAGGCTACCAACAGATAGCACTTAGTAGTAAGGCGGATATCGTGATAGGTGGTGCGGCTGCTTTTGTGGGTAAGACCTTTGCGCTGTTATTAGATCCATTGCGTCATGTTACTGTGCCTGGCTTTGGTGGAGTAATTTTTAGGCGTACATCTGTGCAGATAAGGAATGAGGGCGGACTATGGGATACATCGGTGAAGTTATACCCATTACTTAACGCTGAGGCTAGAGAGTCTAGTTTAGACTGGAAATTTCCATCAGGAGGAAAGATATCTTTTCGCCATCTGGAGTATGAGAAAAATAAGTATGATTGGCAGGGTGCGCAGATACCTTTCTTAGGATTCGATGAGCTGACTCACTTCACTGAGTCTATGTTTTTTTACCTGCTATCACGTAATAGGTCGGGGTGTGGTGTTAAGCCTTATGTAAGGGCAACGTGTAATCCTGATCCTGAGAGTTGGGTGTATAAGATGATTAGTTGGTGGATAGATGCAGAGACTGGGTTCCCAATACTAGAGAGACGAGGTAAGCTGCGGTACTTTATAAAGTATGGCAGTGATTACATATGGGGAGATAACTATGACGAGGTGTATGAGAAGGCTGAGCATATTATTAGTCCAATGATGACAGACTCAGGGTTAAGAAAAGAAGATTTTATTAAGTCGTTGACATTTGTATCGGGTAGCATCTATGACAATAAAAAGGGGTTGGAGTATGATCCATCATATCCTGGTAATCTGCTAAGTCAGGATGAAGATACCAGGCGGCAGTTGTTGGAAGGAAAGTGGAAAGTATCAAATAGTCCTATGGATGTGTACG